CGGAGATTTCCCAAAGGTTATTAACCTTCCCTAGATTTGACCTTCTAGGCAGGTAGTAGCAACTGCGAGAAGTTTCCGGTTGGATTAATTTCTTTATGATTAATCTTATGGTTACTATCCCCTGATCGCGCAATCTGTAGTTATTAACTACGAACTTGCAATCTTAAAGAACAAATCGGCTTTAAGAGATCAAACCTGGACATAATGCATAACTTCCTTTATAGTTATATTATCAGTTCATAGATTTATCAAATTTAATTTAATAAACCATGAAAAGAATAAATACAATCTATAAACAAAGTGTATCATTGTCGAACAAGGTCTCCAATGTTGGTTACATTACTAAAAGAATGTTTCCTCATTGGGTTAGACTCTTGATATGATCTTTGCAGCTTCCCAAAGTGCCTTATATGAGATTTTGTGCTCGTCTAATGCGTATTTGAAATACTAATGGATCTACTTTCGTAGTCCTGTATTGCAAAGAAGCAACTAGAGTAGTACAAGCTTATATAAGCGGGAATCCGATTCTCGTTAGTAACGAGTTTCCGATTTCACTCGTGGGGGGACTTCCTTCGATTATTCCCGGTACTCTTCGTTCTCAATTGAGATGTAGAGACCTGAATACGTCTAGGGGAGTCCTTTCGATCTTCTCTGTTTACCGGGTTATTTCTATACCTGGTAAAATGAAGTTAAGTACTATCTTAGATCCTTTTAAAGGGTCTTCGGATACTTTACCTCATTACGAAATAGTTTCTGGTCTGAAGGAGCTAACTGATTTATCTTTTAAATCTTTTAGACTTAAACCTCTAGACTTTTCACTATTAAGTACAGCTGGGCCTAATCATTCTGTTTCCATGCTTGGGATCTGAATGGATCTTTGAGCATGGCAGAAATCTGATCTCTTTCCTATTCTTCAGAATTTTATTTCTAGAATGAATGGAGGAGATGAGTTTCTACGGCTTATTTTACAAGAAATAGAATTCTTAAAAGTTTTAAAATTCAATAAAACTGATAAGGATTTAATTTTAGGTAAATTAAGTGAAAAGAAGGAGGCGGCCGGAAAGGTTAGAGTGTTTGCTATAACTGATTCTATCACACAGAGTGTGATGAAGCCGTTATCTGACGGTATATTCCAGATTCTAAAGTCCCTTCCTATGGATGGTACTTTTGATCAGGATAAACCTGTCAGACGTTTAGTGGACCTATTTAGAACAGGTCAATTAAACGGAGAAACATTCTACTCTTACGATCTTAGCGCTGCTACCGATCGATTACCTTTGGCGTTCCAACAACAAGTTTTAGCTCGTTTAATTGGAACCGATCAAGCCC